ACTCTCTCTTCTCATTAACATGATAGCCGTAGCTCTGCACATGTTTAGTAAGCCCTATGGTAAAGCCCGTAGCTGTGGCCTCTTTAATAACTAGATTATTCATGAGTTGACCACTAAGCACTAGATCTACTTGAGCTGAGTCATTATTACCCTTGCGCCCTCTGCGCCTGCTGTCCTCTTTATACTGCTCATAGCCCCCTGCATAATAAACACTCTGGCCTGTTCTAGATGGCCTGCCACCCTTAGGGGCTAACCTTGCACCTTTTTTAGCTACATAAATAGGCTCTTGAGAGTAATCATCAAACTTAACACCATTAGCATCTATGCCCTCTGATGTTCTTAGCTTGATAGTCGCTAGCGTGTTACTTGCTAGCCTCATGCTATCTTGTGCAGTCCATAAAGTGCGAGGTACTTTTATATTGATCTTAGTAGGCATGATTAATGTCTCATACCTCTGGCAGGTATAAATGTTAGATCATTATCTTTTTTAGTGTAGTTACTCCAAGAGGCTCTAAAGTCAGTAGCTGAGCCACCTGATTTAGATAAATTCTCTTCACCATCATCTATTACACCATCACCATCTATATCTAATGCTACACTATCTAATGCAGAGGCCATAAGCTCAGCACATCTAGCTCTAAATGCCTCTGCTAAATCAAGCTGTGCATTTTGCTCATAAATCATAGCAGCAGCACAGTAAGCATGGGCAAGCTTAAAGCTCTCAGCATTAAAGACCTCATCTTCTGTTAGATTATCTGCTGAGAGATGTGATCTAACATTCATAGATAACTCATCAAGTGCAGAGTTAATCTGAGGTGTAAAGTCAGATTGTCTTCTAGGTATCATACCTGCAAGCTGTGCAAAAGTTCGAAGTAATGAAGCATGATCAAGCCCAGTGTCAAACGGTCTTAGAGCTACTTTGATCATGCCTTTTTCAGTTAGCTCTTGATTCTGAGAGCCTAGGTCTGCTGTATAAACTACTGAGTAACTATAATAGCCATCTTTACTGCTAAGGTTAGCACTCGTGATGTTATGATAATACATGGGCACATGTAGAGTAGCATTAGTGCTTAAGTCAATTTCTCGAGGCAATGACTCTGCTAATATAGCTGTGGTGCCTACTATTCTAGATAGTGTTACACTAAAATAGGTATCACCATTAGTAATAATAAATGCTCTCTGCTGATCAGCTAATAATGATGATGCTGATGCACTTAAAGTCAGTGTACGTCTATCATTAGCAATAGCATTAATAGTAACATCTGCACGCCCTTGAGTCATGCTTGCAGCTACATTGCCAGAGGGGCCATTGAATAAATTAAATGTTACTGTGCCTGTTACAGGCTGTGGCGCTGTCCACTTGAACATGTAGTCAGAGCCTCGAGCTACTTTAATCATTGTTTACCCCCCTTATTAGCTTTAGATATATCTGATGATTTTGCTTTAGTTAAATTAGCGGCTTGCATAAATGATTCTGTTACAGGGCTCCAACTATGTCTACAGTTATACCCTCCGCCTGATGTTTTAACTGCTAAGCCTTGCCCATTATTTAGCTTAGTCATCTGCTTCTCATCTACCACTAGATTTACTAAAGCTTTACAGAATGGCCTAGTAATACCATCTCTAGGCCCTGTATATAAATAATGATCAAGCTCAGCTACTGCCGATGCCATGGCAGTGAGCCCGCGCCCATATTGACTAATCTTAGTTTTAATCTCTGTGAGCTGTCTACCCTGCGCTTTATTCATCTTAAGTTGTAGATTGCTCATAACAGTGTTAAGAGGAACATTAACCTGTAGGTCTCTCAAGCTATCTCTTATATTTTGTTTAATAGATGGCACAATTACGCCCTCAAATATATCCTCTACATTCTGGGCACTCAGCTCATCTACTGAGAGTGCTAGGCTACTTAAATCTAAATTAGGTTCAATAGCTGTAAGCACTTTGTTTACTGATGATTGTATCTTACTCTGTTGAGTAGTTAAATCATCTATGGCCTCACCTAAGCCACCTGCTATCAGCAAGTTCAAGAGCTCATCATCTGAGGCATTAATAATAGAGGCAGGGCCTGTGGCCTGCACAGCCTGCTCTATAGTGTCGAGTAGAGAGGCCATA